ATGGGCAGCAGCAAACGCAGCAAACGCAGCAGAAGCAAGCCACCGAAGTACACGCCCACGACCAGAGCTTACGCACGCTGGATTTATCAGTTGATCGACCGGACGGATTGGAATTACCGCGCCCGTGACGGCAGTGTTCCCGCCGTCAATCAGGAGTGGGAACTTGAGGGAGGACCGGGCATATGGCCGCAACGTATCACGCAGACAATGATTCAGCGTCATCTGCAAGGCCATGAGGAGGCCCACGTCAGGCCCGCCCGTGGAACCGGACTTGCCTTACTGATGATCGACATCGACGCCCATCATGGAGAAACGGACGCCCTTGACGCCGCCCGGTGGATTCAATCCACCTACTTCCCCGACTCCTACCTTGAGCCGTCGAGACGAGGTTATCACCTGTATGTCGCCGTCAGGGTAGGCCATTGCAACCGGGCGAGATTCAACGTCCTTATGGACCTCGCGGAAACCAAGCTTCAGCGGGTTGTTTCCGATACTTTCGACGCGAAAGTTGAACTCTCAGGCCGCTTCAATCTCTGGCAGGGGAACAAGCTTACGAGTCGCGCCAAGCCCTTCCAAGCCCCTTTATGCACCGGGGGAATGGCCGACGTGAACAGATTACGCGCGATGCCGGTTTATTTGCTGGCAGCCTTCAAAAGCATCGTAAATGACGCGGACGCGATGGAGGAGTTTGACTTTGATACACAAACATCAAGCACAGTAGAGCCTCTCCCGCCTTCCCGCCGCCACCGTAAGAGCAGACCCGTCCCCAAGGACGAGAATTGCGCCTTCAAACGCATGAACGCCGCATGCTTCACGTTCACTGAGAATCACCACCGCCTTCCCACCTTTGATGAACTTCTGGCCCATTACGAGACCGTTTACGTCGCCGGCGCCACCCACCCCGCACGCACCAAGCGAGCGAAAGACGTGATTCGGTTCAGGAGCAGGAAGTTCGACCCCGACCGGCAGGGAGACGGAGGCTATGCGGAGGTGAAACCCCAGCTTATGCACGCGGTCGAAACCCACTGTGATACACAAACATCAAGCACAGAAGAGGGTGTTTCCGCCGAAGACCTCTGCATCGCCCTCTACGCCTACACAGTCAACAGCTTCCAGACGCACGAGAACCCCCGCCGTCAGTGGTCGATAGGTTACGACGCCATCATGCAGATGTTTGAGAAGTTGAACGCCGAAGGACTCACGGACCGGACTTGTAAGAGAAGAAATAAGATTCTCGCCATCAGAACAACCCTTCTGGACGCCGGGCTGATCGAATGTCTGGACCGTCGATACATTCCCAGTAAGGACGGAACCGGGGTTGCTCAGAAGTACAGCATAGGCCGTCATCATTGGAGGTATGCGGAGTTCGTCAAATTCGCCAACGGCGTGAAGGTGGAATACGTGGGAGACGCGAAGATCATTGACGCCGTGCAGGACGAGGTAGACGCGATAACCCGCGAGACAACGCGACACGAATTATTAGTTTGATGGTCGATAAAAAGAACATGACCGGAACACCGAAACAAATCGCATGGGCAGAGAAGATCAGGGCACAGAAGATGCCTGCCCTTATCAAATTGCTCTATTACCAGCACGACAACAGTCAGTTGCAGGACCGCGTTCGGAAGATCGTACGCGAAGCAATAGACAACGACGATGCTTCCTACTGGATTGCCCACCGCAAAAGCACGCTGGAAACGCTTCTGAGAGCACAGGAATACAGCCTGAAGGGTGAAGAGCCGCCCGACCGGGAAGCAGTCGCCAAAGCCGAAGCAGAGGCCGAAGCGATCATCCGGAGCAAAGAGAGGCCATCATTCATACATCCCGACGACGAATGGCAATTCCGTTGACCTATGTGGCGGGCGATTCTGAATGTTTTTGAGGAGGGGATTCGCCCGCCACCTTTGAATGAAGAGATGCCGCTGCCATGCGGTAGTCCCTTTGGAAGAGTGCCGCCGCAACGAGCGATGCGGCGGCGCTCATGGAAACAACCCCGCGACGTTCGCGGACTTTTTGAAGCGCCACCGGGAAAAGGTCATGTTCCGGTGGCGCTTTTTCATGCGCACTCAGCAGGACATTTGATTCCCCACGTCGAATAAGAAGGGCATGACCCAGCACGACCAGCACGACCACCACGACGAGCAGCCCGTCACGTTCGACGGAATCCGCCGATGGATACCCCTCTTCTTAGCGACCCTCACGACCATCGGCACCATCGTCTGGCATGCCGCCGCCATCCGTTCCGAAATCGTGCAGCTAAAAGCCGTGGTCGAGAGTAACAAACTCGAAATCGAGCAACGTCTACGAACGGACGAGACGCAAATCGAACGAAGCAGAACGCACGACGAAACCACTGACCAAAGTATCACGGACCTCAATCGTAAGCTGGACGTGGCCGTGACGATCCTTGGACGCATCGACCGTAAGGTTGGAGGCCAATAGTTGCTCGACGACGCCCTCCGAATCCTCCGAACCGCGACAGGACGCGAACGAGAACACGCCTACGCTCGAATTGTCGAAGCCGTCACGCCCTACCTGAGAAAATTGGCCAAAGGAAGCCCGGACAATCTTCAAGATTTACTTCTGGAATTATTCCTCAGCATCGAAGCCGCCGAAGAGGGGACGTTGCCGAACATCCTTCGGGACGCATGCGAGTTTTATGCCGAACAAAAACGCCCGACCTATGCGTGCATGGCATCCATAGATGCGTCATGTTTTCGCGACCTAGATGAAGGGACGTTCGCACAATTTGTTTCCGACGCCCACCGATACGCCCATCTTCGCGCACCCTATGAGGACGAGCCGCCCGCGACGGACGAGCCGCCGGTGAAGACGCGGTTCCACGTTCCACGCCCCCGCGACATCGAAGAGCAGCGAAAGGAAATCGAACATCGTCTGGCATGGGTTGAAGAGCGAAACGCATTGGAGGCCGTAGCAGCCGCCGCCAAACTTGAACGCTGGGAGCGTTTGGGCATTCGACGGGCATACCGAACCGGACGAATCGAGAGCGGCCTACGCGGGGCAAGTCACTACGCGACCCGCAATCGGTGGAGAGCCGACTTCTGCTACCACGGAACGCAGTATTTCCTTGGCCACTACCTCACGTCCGACGCCGCCACCGCAGCCGTTGCGGAGGCTGAGGCACACCCGGTGGAAACGATTGAACGGCTGAAGGAATCCAAAGCGAAGCGAAAGCCCGGAGGAGTGCTTTACGACACTCGCGTCAAAAAGTGGAAGGCAAACGGTTGCCGCCACCAGCGAAAAATCCACTTGGGATTTTTCGACACCGAAGAAAAGGCACGCGCAGCCCGACGAGCATGGGAGGAATCCGCAGCCCATACCGCGAAGTAGAACCGTATGAATCTTGGTTTCTGCACCCTTCGCGATACGCATTGAATGACCCGTTGGCAGTCGCCAGAGCAATTCGAGGGGAACGAATGACGATAACGAATCCAGTGACGCAAATTTACTTGCCCGGCGTCGTCGCCGCACAAGTCGTGATCGGAGCAGGCAGCCCGAATGCACTTATCTATGCCTTGCTTACGTCGGCACAGTATCAAGTGATGATCGCAGAACAGGACCAGACCATGAGGAGCGTACCGCAATGATCGTTCAACGGGGAAGGGTAATCGCAGAATCGGGAGCCGTTCTTCTCGCACGAGTGCAGGACGGGCAGGGGAATTACCTCACCAACGCCACCACGTCCGGCATCGTCGTGAATGTTTACAATGCCGAGACAGCCGCCTTGTCTGTCACATTGCCGAGCGGGGACACGACCATATACGACACGCTGCAAACGTCGCCAGCATGGACGCAGGATTCCGTAGGTTACAACGTCTCGATTGCCGTGCCGGGATCGGCATGGCCGACAGCCGCAACGTACAGGGTGGAAGCAATCGTAACGCCCGTAGCAGGTGATTCGTTCTTCCTGCTTTGGGAACTGTACGCCGTGAATGTCTTCAGTGCATAAGCGGGCGAATCGAGGCATGGTGGACGGAAATTGTGCGCGGAAATTGGCGGAATTTTGGGCAAAATCCCCCCCCATCAAAAGACAAAACACCTGCCGCCGCAGATCGACAACCACCTGTCGCACGTTTTTTTGAAGCATTTTCGACCATAGGGGGATTCAGTTGAGCAGCCCATTAGACCACCTACAGCCCATCGAAGGTTTAGCGGAATTCGCTATCGAGGGATTATCTCAGCCGTGGGGATCGGTTTATTCGACGGGCACCTATGGGGAACACGCCCAGCTTGACGGCAGCATCAGGACCGCCGCACCGATTCATTATTGCCGAGACACCACGGGCATTAAGAGCATGGCCAAGGCAATCGGGGAGCTTCCATCGGCCAAGGAATCGTTACATCTGTGGATCGGTGGACAGCACAGCATGGGGCATATCCTTCCCGCCGTTCTGGAACTGGCAGCGCCCACAGGGATTGACGAATGCCATATCGCAACGCTGACATTTTCAAAAGAAAACGCCAACGAATGGGCAAGCCTTTTCGATGCAAAACAGGTGAAGAAATTGACCGTGCTTTGCAGCCATTACTTCTCGAAAACATCTACCGCCATCTACGACTATGCCCGTGATCTTTTCGAGCCAAGGGGAATCAAAATGTTCGCAATCCGAAGCCACACAAAGTTGCTTTGTTGCCGACTGTCAGACGGCAGGACCGTGACGGCCGAGGGATCGGCCAACACCAGATCGGCCAAGACGGTTGAGCAAGTTTGCATTTTCGGCAGTCGTGACGTTTACGGTTTTCACGTCTCACAGATGCAACGAGCGTAGACGTGGACGAAGGACCGCAACACATCTTTGCAGAATGAAACAGAATGAATGCACCAGAAGAACTATCAGGGGATGCCTTGCTTGCTTGGCATATGTTCTCAGAACAAATCGGCGAAGTGAGTGAGGCAGATCGGGCAGCGCTAACGGTTCTTTCGCTGGCATGGGCAGAAATGCACGACGCCGAACGGCACATCCAGAAAAACGGAACCGTTATCAAACTGCCGAATGGGTATCCGGGGCCGAACCCTTACACGAAGATAAGAGACAAGGCCCGCATGACCGTGACGAAGCTGATTGAGGCATTCCAGTTGACGCCAGCCAGCCGGGCAAAGAACGCCCCAAAGAAAAAGGCCGACATCGAAGATACGAGGATTGAATTTTAATGCCGTCTCAGGGGGGATCAGCAGCCTACTACAACAAGCACGTCCGCAACGAAAAGAGCCGCCAGTTTTACAACTCAGCAGCGTGGCGGGGACCATCGGGCGCACGCACCGCCTTCATCCGTGAACACCCGACTTGCGAGCGATGCCAAAAGGTTGTTGCCGAGCATGTTCACCACAAGATACCGATTGATACGCCCGAGGGATGGGAACGGCGATTCGACCCGTCTGGATTCATGGCCGTTTGTTTGCCTTGCCACAACTGGCTTGAGGCACGAATCGAAAAACAGGAGCCGACGACCGCAACCGGCACATTGCAGCCCATCGAGGACGAAGAGTTTTATTACGACCCCGACGCCGCCGAAAAGCCGATCAAATTCATTGCGAAGTTTTGCAGGCACTACGAAGGGAAATGGGCAGGCAAGTCGTTTGACTTACTCCACTGGCAGCAGCAGCTAATCCGAACTTTGTTCGGATGGAAGAGACGAGCGGACCACCTACGGCGCTTCAGGGAACTTTACCTTATCAGTGCGAAGGGAGCCGGGAAAACGCCCTTACTTGCCGCCATCGGCTTGTATCTTTTGTTGGGGGATGGGGAGGCAGGCGCACACGTCATATCAATGGCGTCATCCTTCGAGCAGGCCAATCTAACTTTCGACGCCGGGAAAAAGTACATCAACGAACATCCGCAGTTGCGGGACCATCCGCAGATTGACCCGAAGCAATACGTCATCGACGCCCCGAAGTATTCCAAGTGGGGAATCGTCAGCGGGAAACCAAACGGGCGATCCGGCGCACGACCATCGGCAATCCTCGCATCGGAAATTCACGAATGGCCCGCCGCCACCGCACACGCTTTTGATATGCTTTGTGCCAATCTCTTCAAACGCAGTCAGCCGCTTTTGCTCATCGACACCAACGCCGCCGCCGATAGAAATTCCTTTGCATGGAAGTTGCACGAACGAGCTACCGCCGTACTCGCAGGGACCACGGAAGATAAAGCGCTCTTGCCGGTCATCTTTGAATCGCCCAAATCACTCGACTGGAAATCAGAAGACGCCGCACGAGCCGCCAACCCGTCGATACCCGCAATCGTTTCATTCGATGCCATCAAACCAGAGCAGGCAAAGGGCGAGGCCCGATACCGCCGCCTGTATTTGTCCCAATGGGTAACAGCATCGGACAAATGGCTTGATATGGACGTGGTTCGCCGGGCGAGCCAGCCCCTTGACCGGCAGGCAGTGGAGGGAGCAGCCCGATACGTCGGACTTGACTTATCGAACGGGGACGACCTTTGCGCCATGACGGATGTTTTCGTCACCGCCCCCAAGTTTCACACGGATTGCCGCTTTTGGTTGCCGAGGCAGACGGCAGAGAAGTACGAGGCCAAAGACTTGCATCCGTACAGCGAATGGGACGAACAAAAGGCAATCACGTTGCTGGACGAGCGGACGATCTCAATCGACGTGCAACAGCGGATTGCAGCGACGATCATCGAGAGCCACAAGAGCCACCCAATCGCCGCCGTCTGTTATGACCGTGCATATCAGGGGGGAGTGATCGAGCTTCTAAAGGCCGCAGGGATCGAATGCAGGCCAGTGGCACAGGGATACACCGTATCGGCAGGATGCGAAGAGCTTGACCGCCGATTGCAAGAGCAATCTATCGCACTGCCGATCAATCCAGTTGCTCAATTTTGTTGCTCGAATGTCGAGATAACGACCAATCAGCACGGCCAATATTGGCCGATCAAACCGAACGCCAAGGGGAAATATGCTGGCAAGCGGGCGAGCAAAATCGACTTTGTGAGCGCCCTTGTAACCGCCTTGACCGAGGCCAGACGGCATCAATTCGCACAGACCGCACACGTCGGGGCAGAAGCCTTCTCGTTGGATTAGCAGGCAGGATTTATCACGTCAACCAGCGAACAAAGGGGAGGAGAAATAACCAGTGGAAACTGAAATCGTATTCGGTCGCACATCATTGCCCATGCTCAACGTCTCATCGTTCACGATGTTACAAATCCCATCGTATGCGAGAGCGATGGATTTTCTGTCTGGAAACCTTGCCAGCTTTCCAATAGGAGTCAATCAGCACTACGTAAAAATCAGCGAAGACCACGACCTTGACCCGATTCTTTCGAGGCGTGCGAACAGTCTACCGCAATCGGCTTTTGCGTTTTGGCGTCAATGGTATTTGGATGGAGAGAACCGAGGCAACGGATATGCTTTCGTTCGTCGTGAGACGCCTACCAGCCCCCTTATCGCCGGTCTCTACAACCTATCTCCCGACGACGTGACGCCGTTCCGTTTGATACCAGATGCGGGCGACATCTTCGACGCCCAGCTTTTCTATTGGCACGCCTCAACGAAGAAACCAATACCCGCCGCCGACATCCTCCATTACAAGCCCGGTCTTTGTTATGACGGTTTGGTCGGGTACGCCCCTTATCAGCTTTTTGGCACGACGTTTCAGAGAGCGCAAGCCCTTCAAATCTTTATGACAAAATACACGCTAAAGGGCAGCGTCGTGAAAGCATCTATCGAGGTTCCCGCAGGCACGACGAAAGACCAACAAAGGGAAATTGTCGATGCCATGAAGACATTTCGTGCCGAGACGGCCGACAAGGATTTAATCCTATTGACCGGCGGCGCAACGATGAAGAGCCAGACCGGCAGCGCCCAGCAAATGCAACTGATCGAGCAGGACGAAGCGATAACGAAAAAGGTTTCTCAGATAACGGGCGTGCCCCAACAGTTTCTAATGGACACGATTGACACGAAATACAACGCCGCCAGTGTCGAGGCATTAGGGCAGGACGTGATTCGATTCACGTTCCGAACCCGCATCGAAAATATCGAAGATGAATTGACCATGAAACTTCTGTCAGAAGACGAGATTGCAGCCGGTTACACGATTCACCTTGATACGTCTGCGCTTATTCGTGGTGATACCGCCGTTGAAATGACGGTTGCCACCCAAGGCGTTGCAGGCGGATTGTTGACCCGGAACGAGGGACGCCAGCAGATCGGCGAACAACCCATTGCCGATCCAGCCGCCGACAAACTCTTGGTTCCTTCGCACGTCGCAACAGAATCGGAAAGCCCTTCGCAGGCAGAATCAGAGACACACAGCGTCAAGCCAGCACCAGACCGATACGAAGCATTCAGGCCGCTTATCGAGGCCGCAGCCGGCCGAGTGGAGGCCAAGGCATCAAAGGCACTGGAAACGGCCAGTAAGAAGCCAGAGGCCGAAAGGGTGATCTACACGAACACGTTAGCAGAGTCGCAGGCCAGCTATGCAGCGGAGGCGCTCGCACCAGTGGCACAAACGATGAAGGCAGTCACTGGCCAAACGCTGGACGTTGCCGCCATTGCCGAGAGATACAGCGGCGAAATCCGCAGCCGAGCCGCAGGCCACCAGCCGAAAGAGCTAATCCAGATTGTGGGGGAGATTCATGCACGACCAACAGCTTAACGAACGTGAGGAATACGATTCCTTCGTCATCCCGCCAGCAGCGGCAACACCAGACGCACCAGACGGGGACGACACGGAAGACGACGGCCAGCCCGTCCAGATCATCGAACAAGACGGCAAACGGCAGCTTGTGGCCTATGCCGTCGTTTGGGGAGCCGTCAGCAGCCCAAGGCGTGACGGCTTCCGCCACCGCTTCGCAAGAGGTTCAATCGTCTGGACAGACCCGACCACAGCCCTGTGGCATCACGATTACGGAACGCCGTTGTCATCCACGGCCAATACCACGTTGAAGATTGAAGAGGACGATTACGGGGCAAAGGCCACCATCGACCTTGACCAGACCACGGACGGCACCAACGCATATCAGCGGGTAAAGGATCGGCTTGTTACGGGGATGTCATTCGGAGGCCGTCGAGTCGCTTACGACCGCACCGACGATCCAAAGGTTATCGACGTGACGAGGTTCATTGCTGACGAAATCAGCTTGACCATTCTTCCCGCCATGACAGAAACCAACGTCGTGACGAGTGACAAAGCGAACGAGTTGAAAAATTCTTCGCAGGCACAGAAGGAATACGCCATGAAGTCTCAGAAAGACAGATTAGACAAATTTCGTTTGGCCTTGCTACGACCGTGACGGCAGAGATTCGGGGGGTTGTGAGAGGCCGCATTAGGACTCATCACAATGTTTGACATCAAGACCGCACGAGAGGAAATGAAGAAGCTTCACGATGAAGCTACCGCACACGTCGAGAAGTACAGCGCCGCCGACGCCCAGCCCACCGACGAGGATACTAAGGCACAGGATGCCCGTTTTGCTCGACTGGAAAAACTAAGAAGTGACATCGAGGCCAGCGAAAAGCTCGCCCGTTTCGCATTCACGAAGGAAGAGCCAAAGGACGGCAGCAAAGTGACCGCCAAGGCCGTGCCGGTTCAAAAGACCCCCGATCATATCGCCGCAGAACTCGCATCTAAGCCACGGGATTCCTACAGCCGTGACGAATACGCCAGCGGACTGTCTTCATGGGTACGAGGCGACGAACGGGAAGACTACGCCACGATTACCGTATCAGGTAACAGCGCCATCGTTCCGCAGGTAGTCACCAGCCCGATTACTCCGATCAAATACAACTGTTACCGAGCCGCAGCCGAGAAGCTTGGTTTCAAGCCAGAGAGCTACGGCAACACCGCACCAGCAGTTTCGCCGGTCATTTCGTCCACGTCTGGCGGGGCGATTCCCGAAGGTACGCAGAACACTCAGAATGATGCCAACCCATCAATCGGAAATATCACTTTGGCCGCACACGGCTACCAGTCGAAGACCTATTGGTACAGCAACGAGATGATTAATGCTCAGTCGTTTGACGTGACGACCAGCACGTTGCCAGCCCTTCAAGGCGCACGTGAGTACGGATTCGCATCGGCGATTTCCGCCGCATTGATTGCGGACGGTTCGATTACGCAAAGCGTCACCAGCCCAACGCATAACACGGTTTCGCTCGCAAACCTCGACAGCCTCATTCACGCTTTCAACCTGTTTTATGATGCGAACAAGGTGATCTTCCTCAACATGGACGTTTACAACGCTTGCGAAAGTCTGCTTGATAGCAATGGACGCCCGATCTTTGAAATGTTCACGATTCAAGATGAATCTTTCAAAGCCTACAAGGGCGTTCCAGTTTTCAAGCATGACAGCTTCCAAGGTTTCGGGACCGCCGGAAACATTCTCGGATACGCTGTTTCCTTCACCGGATTCCGGCTCAGAGATGAACAGGAAAAGCTCATCAAGTACGTCGATTCACCGAACAACGTGGATATGACTGGCTTGAACAACGTCCGTTACCAAGGGTGGGGATACGTTCCCGCCGCCGTGGTCAAGTTCGTTGCGGGAACCTAATCAGTAACCGATTCAGCGTAAGGCCGCTTAACAGCGGCCTTGCGTTTTTCTCTTTTTACAGACAGGAAATCAGTATGAAAATCAAAGCATTAGAAAACTTCGCACACGCCTCGAAGAAGAGCTTTGTCGAGGGCCGTGTTTACGACGTTCAAGAGAAGACCGCCGAAGAATTCTTGCGGGGTGCGCTTGCCGAACTGGTGATCGAAGCGCCAAAGGCAGAGACGAAGCCCGTCGAGAAGAAAAAGGATTAAAGCCGTGCAATGGGCCGTTACAACCCCGCCATCGTCAGCCGTTCTCACATGGGAACAGTTGAAGCACCACGTCAGGCCGGGAGGCTTGAAAGATCAAGCCTACATAATGAACGATCTTTTGCCCGCCGCTTATGACCGGGCGGAAACATTCATGGAATGCGCACTGTCACCACAGACCATCACGGCGATTTTCGATATTCAAGATGTTGGAGGATGGCGAGCCGCCGAATGGAACTATCTTGACCAGTGGACGGGCCGCTTACGCTGGCAGCTTCCACGGGGGCCGATCCTTAGCATTACCAGTGTCACCGATGCGAACAGCAACGCCGTGAGCTACGAGAGGCACACGGCAGGCAATGCCGATTTTGTCATTCCGTTGCAACCGATCATCGCCAGCCAATGCCCTATCACCGTGGTCTATCAGGCCGGATTCGGAACGATACCGCCATCGATTATTCAGGCGATCCGAGTAGATGTAGCAACGTCCTACATGGTCAGGGAAAACACCAGCAACCTAGCGGCGAATCCGATTCACAAGATCGAAGAATTCTACCGCTTTAAGGGACGGGGCACGGTTGTAGCATGATTGAATTTACGCCCGCAGGCCGCTTAATCCATTCCGTCACCATCGAACGCATCACCGGGCAGGCGCAATCAGCGACCGGCCAGACAACCGACGTATGGACGGCCACAGATTGCGACATTCCGGCCGAGGTAAAGCCGTTGCGAGGCCGCAACGTGGAGATAGCAGCAGCCCGAACAAAAGGGCGTGTCCTGTCTCATCAAATCACGATGCGTTTCGTTGAGGATGTCAAGCCCGCATCATGCCAGATCGTACACGAGGGGATTATTTACGAGATTTTCCAAGTCGTGGATGTACTCGAAAGGCACGCCGAATTAGACATTCTTTGCAACGTCAAAGTTGTTGGATAGGGGGGCAAGGTGGAGGGGATCAAAGCCAACGTAAAAGACGCCGTTACGGGACTGGACGAGCTTGACCGGAAGTTACAGCGCAAGGGGATTCGTCAATCACTGAGAGCGAGCGCCAAGCCCACCTTGCGACTGGCAGTTTCCACCGCACCCGTAGGGCCGACAGGCCGCACCCAAGAAAACGTCAAGCTGAAATCGGCAGGCGTCAAAAAAGGCGTCTTCCGCATGAACGTGGGCATAGGAAAAAAATGGTTCACGGGACCGACGTTTTACGCCGCATTCGTCGCATTCGGCCACAAGATCGGCAAGCGGCAACTTGGCAGCGAGCGGAAGCAGGTAGCGCCGAATACATGGCTTGAAAAGGCATACGAAGCGACAGCACCGGGGGCGGTAGACATCTTCCGCCAAACGATAATAAACTTCATCGAGACAGAGGGGAATAGGGGATGATCGGTTCATCGGTATTCGCACAACTTCAGAGCCTAAACACTTCCCTTTCACTTGGACTTTCAAACGCCAGCGATGGGACGTTGCGCATCTACCCGAACTATGTTCGGATGCCCGACGATCTTTACCCCGCCCCTTACCCGCAGATCGTTTACGATTGTCAAAATTACGAGCCAGACATGGGACTGGACGGACCCGCAGGGACATCGACCCTTGACGTTAAAATCCTATGCGTTGCGGAAGATTACGACGCCGCCGACGCACTGGCAAAACAACTTGCAACGGCACTGGACGGCACCCGTGGAACGTGGGGAGCGACCAGCGTACAGGGATGTTTTCTCAGCGAGGTTGCCGAGGATCATTTCGTTGATACCGACATGGCAACCATTTTGTACTACGTAAAAGAATTAACGTTCAAAGTTTGCATCGTCGGATAGAAGGATTCTCACGCCTCAAAAGCGAAAGACATTGCATAGACCTTTTTTAGAGGGAATGCAATGTCTACACCTATCGCAGTTGTTAAAGTTGAATCAATCAAACTTCCCACATGGTCAGGAAAAGACGTGGAAGTTACCGGCATGAATGACACGGCCGATACCTATATTCCGGGCGTGCCGAACTACGGAGAGGGCGAAATCGACGTTATGTTTTTGCCGACCCAAGCCGCCGCAATTCGTGCCTTGAAAAACGTTCCCGCCACTTTTGCCGTCACGTATCCCAGCGCTCAAGTTGATACGTGGTCAGGCTGGATTAACAGCTACGGCCTTGAAGTCAGCGTGAAAGACAAGATCAAGTGCAAGATCAAAGTAAGGGCATCGAGTGACGTAGTGTCGAGCGGAACCCTGACCGGGACCGTACCGGAACTCGGTTTGGGCACGACTTTGACCATCACCGGGCCATAAAGGGGACGCATGAATCTACGAGATATAATCAACAACGCAGTCGATTGCCAGCGTGAAGCCGTGCCCGTTCCCGAATGGGATTGCACGGTTTACATCCGATCCGTCACCGCCGCCGAAATTGATTCGTGGCAGTGTGAAACGTACGCCGTGAACGGAAGCAACGTGGAAGTTAATCGGAAGAACATTCGTGCTCGTTTGTTAGCACGTTGTTTAGTCGATGAGGCCGGGCAACGAGCATTCACCGATGAGCAGGCCGAGGAACTGGGCACCAAGAACAATCGAGTCATCGAGAGGCTTTACAAGATTGCGGAAAAGTTGAATGCCGTCACCGCTAAGGACGTGGAAGACTTGGCAAAAAACTTGTAAACCGCCCGCAACGGCGGTTTTCGTTGCGACTTGCTTTGATGCGTGGTGTCAGTCACGCCGATTTACTTCGCACCACGTCGGCGAAAGAGATAGCAGAGTATCGGGCGCTGCACCTTATCGACCCGCTTTGGGACGGGGAGCGGATCGAAAACAGTTTAGCGTCGTTGTCGAATCTCACGTTCAACTTGAATCGTCACCCCGACACCGAAGCGACAACGGTGAAGGACTGGACACCAGATTATGCCGCATGGACACAAGCGAAGAGTGACGAGCAGTTAAGCGACGAGTTCGATAGGTGGTACGAGCAGCAGCAGAGGGGGAAACCGTGAGTACGGTTGGATCGGTTCTCATAAATTTCGGGGCAGCCACCGCCGGATATTTCGCCGGTTCAAAGGCCGTCAAAGATGATGCCGGTTCTATCGGTTCTGCTTTCGGCGGATTAGGGGGCAAGGTCGGCGGCGCATTCTTAGCCGCAGGTGCCGCCGTTGCCGCCGCAGGAATCGGAATGGTTGCCGCCCTGAAATCAGGGGCCGAAGAAGTAACACGTCTGGCGCACGAAGCCAATCGTCTATCAGTCACCACCGAAGCCTTTTCACGTTTGGGTTTCGCCGCAAAGCAAACCGGGGTTGATGCCGAGACGCTTTCCAAAGCGATGATGAAATCTCAGGAAGAGATAGGCAAGGCCGCAACGGAAGGCGGGGAAGCAGCGGCAAAACTTCAAAAGATGGGATTCAATGTCAGCGAGTTAATCAACCAGAACCCCGCCGATCAATTCCGATCCATCGCACAGACCATTTCAGAAATTCAGAACCCCGCCGCCAGAGCCGCAGCCGAGGTGGCGATTTTCGGGAAGAGCGGGGCAGAACTAAAGCCGCTATTGGAGCAGGGAGCCGCCGGTTTAGATCGGATGGGAGCCGAGGCCGACAAGCTCGGAATCACGCTTTCCAGTGTTGACGCTGAAAACACCCTCAGAGCCGGGCAAGCCGTCCAGAAGGTGCAGGATGCCGTTTCAGGTTTGGCCCAGCACATCGCAGCCGGTTTATCGCCCTACGTCGAAGACGTAGCGAACAGAATCATTGCATGGGCCGAGGAAGGCAACCGGATGCAAAAGATTCTCGGCGGGGCAATGCAAGTTGTTGCCTATGCCGCCGCAGGCGTTGCCACTGTCATCAAAATTGGCAAGGCCGAGATTGAACTATTCGGCAGTGGTGGCGCATGGGCGATCTTCGGACTTATCGAGGCTTTCAATGCGCTGGCGAAGGCAGGCGCATGGGTATCGGAACACGTATTCGGCCACAAGATCGACACGTCTGGAATAGACGCCGCCGCCGACCACATGAAGGCAAAAGCGAAAGAGCTTTTCGCCGCTTCGATGAAGGATGCAGACGAGGCGTTCAGTGGCAGGACCGCCGCCAAGGCTTTCGAGTGGTTCGACAGCGTGAAGAGCAAGGCCAACGCCACGAGTCAAGAGGCGATCAAGGCCCGTGAGTCGATGAAGACCGCTTTCACCCCGCCCGCCAACAGTGACGAGAACCTAAAGAAAATCGCCACGATCATCGCCGATCTTCACAAGGAAATTGACACGTTCGGCCAGAGCGAGGGGTTGAAAAAGCTATACGAATTGAAGCAAGCAGGAGCCACAGACGCCCAGCTTGCGGAGGCCGATGCACTGGCGAAGCAACTCGACATCCTGAAACAGCAGGCCGAGGTTGTGAAGACCCTTGACCAGCTTCGCAAAGACGCCCGGCAGGCCGGGATGGACCAAGGCGGGAAGTTGGTGGACGACCTACAGCAAAAGGGAGCGACCGCAGGCCAGATCGAAGAGGCCAAGCGATTGCAAAAGGCGATTGAAGACACCAACGCCGCCAAGGAAGAGGCAAAGAAACTGGACGAGGCAGCGAAGAAAGCCAAGGAAGACGCATTGACGCCGCTTCAAAAGGAACAGCAGGCATTGCAAGACCTGAAAAAGCTATATGACACCGGCCGCATAACGGCACAGGAATTTGCATCGGCAGCGGCGAAAAAAGAAAGTGAACTGCACGGGGAAAAGCACGACACACAGGGGGCAGTGACGAGGGGCAGCCAAGAAGCGTTCAAACTGATGAACGAAATCAATCACAGAGGCCACGACAAGAAAGAGCAACTTGCGCAGGCACAATTGAACGCCCAATTAAAGGCCAACCAGATCATTGCGGACTTGGATAAGAAACTGGCCCCAAAACCGGCAACGAAAATGAAAATGACGGTGGCGTAAAATGGATCAAATCGAAGTAAGAAAACAAGACTTTGGTTTCACCCGAAACACATGGGACGGCTTGCAAGCCTATCTTGAAAAGCACCGCGAACTAAAGCCCAAAATAATGCTGTCAGGGACGCCGCCCCTCACAATCACCTCGGGCAGCATCCGAGTGGAAAGTATATCGACATCAACCGACCATGTTGGAACGTCGATTGTCGTTACGTACAACGCCCAATATGTCGGGACGTTTGATCCTATCTATCTGACAGCATCAGCGAGCACCTTAGGCTTTCCGTGGTACGGGGATTATGCGTCAGGAGCATCAGGACTCGTTTATTGCTCGCACACCGCAATAAATTGGTTTGGCGGAAACGGCACCACGGCATCGCCGGGAGTGTTTCGTTACGTCGCAACTTTCAGCCCGATTACACCGGATCGTTTGGACCTATCGCCATTGTCACGACCGGCCATCGTAACAGGTGGAGGCATCGAGCTTACCGAGGTTCGCAGGCAAGACGTGAATGGAAATCCCATCGTCAATGCGGTGGGGGACTTCTACGAAAATCTACCTGAATTCTACGTGCCCGGATGCGAGCTACAAGTTTCGTGGAACGTCAGCAGCAATCCAATGGCGACGGCACAGACGTACAGCTTCACGACGAATTCCGCAGCGATATGGGGGCAGGCCGCTTACTCAGGCGTCATCGGGAAAATCACTGCCGAGGAAACGTTTGAGACTTATTCGGGGACGCTGATTCAGTATTGGCGAATCACCGTTCCCATGAAATTTAGGAACGACGGTTTGACATGGAACTTCCAGCCGTTCAATTACGGTTATCGTTACAAGGACAGTGGCACGGGCAAAATCATCAACTACACAGACCCGGTTACAGGCGTCTATGGGCCGGTATTTCTTGACGCATCGGGCGGATTGTTGAACGGGGACGGAACCACGAATGGGGGAAGTGCCGCCATCATTTATCCAGCAGGACCGCCCGCCGGGTATCAGGTGTTAAACGGAGCAAGTTGGAGCGGCATAGGCGTGCCGGTCAATCCGTTCACGTAAGGGGGAATGATGTTTGGACGAAAAGACATTCAGCGTATCGGGCAAGCCGTGCGGACCACGGAAAAAGTAACGCATTTGCCATCGCCCGAAGATTATCGCCGTGGTTCATTGCCCGAATTTCTTGTCAAGATAACGGCATCGAATGGAGCCACGCCCGCCGCTTATTCGTGGACAAAATATTACGTCAACTCATCGGGCGTGCCCACCGTTTGGCCCGGCAGTACACCGCCAGCAGGAACCGCCAACGCTTACGAAGCCAACGCCTTTCCGTGCCCCATGAATGTTTTCGTTTGGTTGACCTACGTCGGCAACAACATCTATCAATTTAAGACGCCAGCCGAGATTTTCCCGGTGAAGGTTTCCGTTTCCGGGGGGATTGCGGGAAGCATGTCGGCGGGAACGACGTGCAGCTTCACCTACACGGTTTACGACGAGACGGGGACCGATGTAATCGCCAGCAGTCTGACGCCCGACGTGACCCGTTACTCAAACTGTCAGTACATCACCCCGTCCGCGAAAAGCCCCGGCATTGCCTATTGCGATTCGGGAGGAACCGTTCACCTGTATTCGGTTGCTCAGGAGCGCCCGACCGGAACCGTCGTCACGAACATAACGGACTTTCAGGTAGTCGATGGGTCGCAACAGCTACAGGTGAAGACCCAAACGCAATTGGTTCTGGACGCCGGAACGAAGAGCGGATGGACCACGATCTACACGGGTTCGACCTGCTAAGGGGTGGGAATGTACTGGAAATCGGGGGCGGGAATCCTCTGGAAAGCTGGGGGCGGGATTGCATTCAATTCAGCGTGCTGCTGCGCCGCCGGATGCGCCTGTATCAGCGGTACGGCATGCTCGCTTTGCACGCTGGGCGACACGCCCACACAATACCACGTCACTTTTGCGGGAATCACGCTCTGCGCCGGGTGTGTCAGTTGTCCCGCAACTGGCCTGTCGATGCAAATCACCGCAGGCAGCACCATCAACGGGACGTATCTTTTGAGCCGTAACGGGTCATGCGCGTGGACGTGCTTTTCCCCGTCCGTTCCGACCACAGGGACGGAGTACGCGAGTACGACATGCACGGGCGGAAGCGCAGGGTTCGGTTTTGCAATTCAGCTTGTCAGGACTAGCACCACGCAATTCAAACTTCAAATCACCGACGCCAGCAATCAGATTCTTCTCTTCAATGCGACCTACACGACCACGCCCTGTTGCGTCACCTTCACCGTGAACAACGCCTTGACGACGTGCGGTTGTGCGGGGACCGGGCCGACGATTTACACGCTCGGGACCGGGGGAACCGGGAGCGTGACGCCTTGTTAAATATCCACGTATGCCACCGATGCCCCATGAGGCAGGCCGCATGCAACGGACCATGCGCCTGTACCGTCGATGGGGTGGACATTATCGAGCATGCCCGGCAGGGGAATTGTCCGAAGGGGAAGTTTGAAGCGGAGGAACGGCAGCAGCCGCCCGCCCCCGGATTGTTTCCGACGACCTCGCAGCCCAAAGACTGTGGGTGTAGCCGTGCCAAGCGGGCAACGAGCTAGAACCCCGCCCACGTCGCCGTTAGAATGGCGAGCGAGGAAAAGGAAAGAGCCAATGGACAAGCACATCCAGCCGAAGCAAAAAGTAATTGTTGTGATGTGGAGCGAATATTCTGAATTACCTTCGATCTGGGAAGGGACGGTGACCGGGGTGGACCCGACAAATTGGACCGAACCGGTTTCTTTGGACGTTCAAAGCAGGGTCAATCCGAAGGGATTTCGGACGAAGAGATGCAAAGTCGAGGAAGTGTTTCAGAGCGGCGCAGAGGCAAGCGAGTACATCATCCGGATTGCGAGGCAGAAGATTGCGAAGCTTGAGGAAATTATCAAGAATCCTCTTGCCTTCGAGAAGTAATGAAAAAGTCGGCGTAACGCTGGCAGTAGGTGGGGGGGAAAACCTTAGACGCTATCGACGCCCACAAAAGAACCGTATCAGGACGGCAGTGATTATTCGGGGAATTGGTCCCAATCGACCGGCCATTCCGAATCGACAGGGTAATCGTCCCAGCCCGGAGGGGGACCGTCATCGAGGCCGAGCAGACGACCGACCAGCCAGCCCCACCCTAGGAGAGCCACGACGCCCGAGAGGATAATCCACAAGATCATCATGGCTGTGTGGCAGGCCGAGAGGCATTGAAGACCACGCCCGGAAAAACCACGCCGCCACGTTCTGAATATACCCACCCTACGGCGCTGTAGTCCGCATCCCGATCCGACGACATCGGGACCACTTTGTCACTGCCGTTCAAAGGGTTGTGGAGGGGAGCTATCCCGATGGCCGTCCAGAACCCATCGACCGGGGGAAACTCGCCGTGATCGGAACGGTATCGCATCACGGCCCCGGTGATTTCTTTGGCCATGTTCGACACGAGCGATTCACGGAAGTGGGGATCGTTCGCCGCCGGAACGACGGGCGATGAAACTGGACCAGAAGATTGTTCGGCACGTCCGTAGGTTTGGAGGTATCGCCACGAGAAGGCGACGGAAAAGCCCGCGAGTGCGACCGCCGCGAGAATTCGACCACCCTTGCCCATGAATCACGCCTCAGCGATCTTGGTGCGCGGAATGCGAAATGCCCCAACCGTGGCCACCAATTCAACCAGCTTGTTCGGAAGCCGACGAGCCTTATGATAAACCTCTTCAACTTCGCAAAGAGTGCCATCTTCCAAACAGATTGACTCTCCCACCCGTGGCACGAAACGTACGAACACGATAAGAGAAACTCCCTCGGAAGTGCCTCGATTCATTTCGTGGTCATAGCAAATAACGTGAAGCGGCTGCAATCCTAACTTTTTACCTTCGGCCAATTGTCGGAGGTCAAAGCTTTCGACCCGTGAAGGATCATTAGGTCTCATTTCGGAGATTCTACCCTTCCGAAATCAGATCGCTACCCGAAGCCCATGCCGCCACCTTGCTCATCATCTGTTCACGTTCCTGTTCAAATTTAGCCGCTCGATCCTTTGCGCCGGGACCATTCGACGCATGAGGGAATCCGCAGAGACATCGCCGCTCATCGACACCCGCCATCAGAAGCGCCTCAGCAACGGCAGGCCCGTTGGGGACGAAGATCGCACGAGGAAATTGAACGATTTCAGGTGTCAGGTATTCGGTGATGAACCTCTTTAGAAGGGGGTGACGCGAAAGGCGAGGCGAATATCCGTTGTAGTTTTCGCCATCCTTGAACACGGGATAACAAACTGCCGACGTGGTGTGAAGAAGGTCCGCGCGGTCGGAAAATAGACGGGCCGTGGAATCCAATTTGAGAGCGACATGAACGCCGATTGCATCGAGACGGAAAATAAGGTTCTTCCGCATGTTCGAGAACGAACCCGTCTGCTTGCCTTTGCGGGCCGCATCCTCATGGGACGCACCAGCCCGCAGAGCAGCCGCCGAAGTTTTCAACGCCAACAACATGGAGTTACGGCCCGGCGTGATGCCGCAAATAACGACGCGGGCCGAAAGGTTCAACCAGTCGAATGGAGCATAGAAAATCTCCACCGAGTCACCGCTGGCTAACTTGAAGGGGACGAGATCGGACTCGACTAAATCGCGTCCCGGCAGCCCACGAATGAGAGAGGCAAAGCGACCAAACAGGGGAAGGGTTTGCGGCATGGGACACGTTATCTCTTCTTCTTCCGGTTCTTCTTCTTTGTTGACGCCTTGACCGGAGAGGTCAGCACGTTCTGTTTCTTCACCGGGGATTGCTTTTGTAATCCGATGCCGAGTGCTTTTTCGACCGCCGCACGGGCGACATCCTCCCCGGCGTTGATCCTCATCACCTTCTCCTCGAACATCTTCCCTTCGGTGTCAAAACCCCGGACGATTAGTTCAATGGAATCACGAGGATGATCTCCCTTTTTCTGCCCTTCCGAACGTGCTTTGATAATCGTTGTGACGAGATCAATAACGCTCTTCGTCAGCACCAACCCTGCCGTAGTCAGGCCGAAAAGCACGAGAAGTTCGGGGCCGGTTTCATGCTCTTCAAAGCGACCATCGGCAGGAGGGAAATCACTTAGAGCGTGGTCGATGATCCGATACGCTTCCGGGGAGTGTTGCCGGTGAAAGCATCCGCCCATTATGCGCACTTTGATCGACACGGCCACCCCTTTAGACGGTTTCCCTTCAACCTCATCTAGCCGTTTCCGGAGTGTGGCTTCCCAACCCATCGCAGGCTCCCAAAGGAGGACTCGCAGACGTGCAATATCTTTCGCCCGCCAATGAAAAAGTCGGCGTGACGCTGGCAGTAGGTGGGGGGATACCTTAGCCGCATCGACGCCGACGAACGAACGGTATCAGGACGGCAGGGTGTGTCAAACCTTGCGTTTCTTCCCGCCAGCGGATCCGATTACAATCCTGCCATGACATTTGAGGTCTACTCAGTCGCCGACGTTCTGGAACTAAACGGCCTTCCCGGTTGCGAACGAGAAAACGAATGGGGGTTCTCGATTACCGAAGATGGGACGATCACGATCAACCCGGATTCCGGTTGCGTTTACCTGACCGATGAGGCCGTTGCCGAAGCAATGGGGAACCTGATGCACGTCAGCATCGCTCTCAGACTTCAACATGAGTTGATAAAGGTTCTAATCAAGTCCGAGGACATTGAGGACGCAGCACAGATCATCAAGGACGAGGATTGGGGAATGCTCGGAATTTTGCTGAACGTCACGAATAAGAAAACCCCGGCCCGCGACACGTTGCCGGAATACCTTCCCCCACGCCTCAAGGCGATCCTGACTCGCATCGTCCAGATCATCCGTGACGAGCCGAGGAAATCGAAAGCAAGGGATTCCGAGTGAAATCGTCAGCCCTCCGAAATGAAAATCAGTTATTGTTCTCCCCGCAGAACGGGCAATAGCCGTTGTGGGCTACTTTATCGAAAGACCGCTTACACTTCTTACAAGCGATCATAGTGCCGTATACCATCATCGAGAAAGTAAACCCGATTGCTTTTAGCAGACGCATTGGATGCCTTTCGCTCGAATGTACACAACCACGCTCGCCCCATCGGCAAGCGTTAAGGGAACTACCGGCCAACCTCTACTGTCGTTGAAATGCGAAGCACCATCGTTCGGAATCCGAACGCCGTCCCACCTAGAAGAGAAAACATTTGCAGACGTGGA